TGGACTATTTGAAGGAGCAGGATTACTTGGATCTGATTTATCAAACACTTCACTCCACCCCATTGAAGGAAAGTAAGCATTCGGAGCCAATGGATTATAATCAGGATTTACAACTTTTCTTGGATCGAACATTGAAGTCCAATCATCAAAATATGAATTTTTAAATTTATCCCATTCATTACTTGCTTTTTTATTTTGTTTTGAAATATCAGGCAATAAATCATATCCCTGATCTTCGGCCCATTTCCCGGCAATAGGTATTAAACTTCCAAATAATCCCATATTATTTAGTCCTTTTATTTATTTCGTGTTGTAAGACCGCTTTAATAGCCCAATCGACATTTTGAATAAAATCACGGTCTTCTAACGTAGATAAAGGAGAATTCTTCTTCCTTGTTTTTTCAAATTCCATTTTATTTGCAGCAAATATTTTTAAAGCTGTATTTTTATCTTTTTCTGTTAAATCAGGATGCATAAACAAAGCATCTGAATTATCAGTATTTTTTAAATTAAACATTCGATAAATCCTTAATGATCTTTGTTAAATCTATTAATATTTCTTTTAAAACAGGATCAGTAATATTGTTAACATTTTGCGCTACCCGTTTTATTTCTTTTTTAAAACAATCCACGTTGTTATCCGAATCATCATAAAATTTACCTTTATTAAATAATTCCTGCCCTCTCGCCAGAATCATTTCTTTTGCTTTTGTTTCATCATCCGGTAATCCACTTAAGATCGATTGTCTTTTATCGGTCCCATCTGATAAAACAAAAGTAACTATCTGCTTGCCATCAATATGTTTTTTTGAAGATAAAATTTTATAAAATGTAATCATGAAAAATTCCCCCTTGCCGTCCAGTTTAGAACAAAATAATCAGCACTCTGAAAAGTATCTCCCGTTTCGATTTCACTTCGTGCAGTGCATTGTGTAGTATTAATACTAATAGGAACAGACATTGCGGCCCCGTCTGCTATGTTGTTAGGCGAATCCGGCCCTGTAGGAATTGCGTTTTTACTTCCTGCTAATGCAATATCTACCTTCGGAGTTGTTGTAAAAGTCGCTCCAAATACTATGGTGGTATCAATAACCGCTGTGTTGTCGCCTTGAAAATAATCCCATCCTTCGATACAATCCCCCCTAAAATTTCTTGTGCAGTTTATTTTATTAGTTCCATCATCATACTTTATAGACCCTATTAATCTTCCATTTGTTCCAGGATTTGAACTTCCTCCAGGCGCCGTACCACTGTCAACTGCTTCACATGTAAAAGTTGTAGTTTCCGAATCGGCTAAAGCCCATATATCAATCCAATCATCATTATCTACAGCAGGGTAAGTTATATCTGTAATAGCTGCCGTGTTTCGTCTTAATTTTCCGTTTATAACAATTTCTCCAGGCTCACAGCCGACATGTGTGCTGTCATATCTGTAAATCCTGCATCCTTTTATATATTTTCCGAGTAAATTACTTAATAATTCATCTGCATCACTTGAAGATATTTTTGTCAAACGTATAGCGGCAGTAGAACTGATTTTAGCATTAGTTAAAGTATCATCAGCCACTTGTTCAGCTTCAACATTATTTACAGAAGCTTTAATTGCTGCCATATTTGAATTATATTGAGATGAACTTATTCGAGAATTTAATACAGCCTGATTTAAAGTTCCTATTAGTGCCATTATAAAATTCCTTATATATTAGTTTTATTTTTAATTTTAAAAATTTGGTTGGAAATACGCCAACCCGCTATGGTGATTTTTTTATTTAAAGTATCGCATACGAATTTAAGAACTAAGGATTTACCCAATAGACGTATACCAATAGAATAATTATGGAATGAATCTTCCTGCCAGAAATCAATATCCCAAGAAGCATTGTCCCAGGTAGGTAAAAGACTTGTAGTAATTGTTTTGAATCGTTCATAATCAGGATAATCCCCCACGCCATACATAATTTTTAAAGGAACTTCGGAATCATTCCCTTTGGCTAAAATGCTTAAAACATTGTATCGTTTATCAGTTCTAGGTTGGTTTTCATCATATGCTTTTGTAATGACAACTCCTGATATAACAGTTCCATTATCACTCAAAGCTTCTTCATCAAATTGATAAATCTGTCCTTTGTTTGAATCCCCATAATAAATAAGCTCATTACCGTAAGAATCTTCACCAACAGTATAATTACTTATATTCCTTCCTTTATGTAGTCCGAACCCCATAACATTTTCGTGGTAATCAAATATTAACTCCCTGTCCTGATATGTCCCTGCAGACCGTTTTACAGACCATCTGACGCAATGATGTTTTGTATCATTAACAGATCCAAAATATTCAGGTTCAGATAAATCAAGAGAAGCCCAAAAAGTAGAAATTTTTTCAGGAGAAAGTTTGATTAAAGAAGTGCCGCCAACACTTTTTTCAGTGGCTCCAATCTGACCGATTGCATAAATTCCGTCTTTGGCAGGAAAGAAAAGTGTAGATCCGTTTGAAACAATCCCATAATGGGAAATACACCCGATTGAATTTGAAAACTCTTTAAATACAAATTCAGAAGTAGCATACCCTGCAACAATCATTATAAATTTATCAAAGAAAATATATAAGTAATCCCCTACTTTTCCAAGCCCTGTAATTTCTCCTTGTGGAAAATCATAAATATTTGTTGCCGTCCAAGTGTCTTTATCTCCCATATCGCACCATTGAAGCCTGTTCTTATTCGTTGATATCCCGGCCACAAATACGAAATTATGCCATTCAATCATATATTTCCCTGTGGGCGCACCGGCAAGTGCAGCAGGATTTACTCCATAGGCTTTTTCAAGCATGGCATCAGTACCGTTACTTATCAAGAGCCTGTCTTCCATATAAGCAAATGACTGTTTTTTGTTTATTGTAACACCGGAAACCAAAGCCCTTGCTGTTGAACCTGAGATTAGATAAATTTTATTATTATATTGAAAAAGCTTTTCCGTGCCTGACTGAAATTTCTGAACAATGATTCCATTTATTGAATTACCGCTTGTCAATTCAGAACCTAATATTGCAGTTGTACCCTCTCTCATTTGAATCTGAACTTCGTCTATCGTAGCCGGAATATAATTGAAATTCGTCAATTCAACCAGATGGTCATTTTCTATTTTCTTTAACGAAGAAGAAAATTGATCATTAATTCCTCTATGTTTGAAATAACTCATTTCTTTTTCTTGTACAGCCATTAATTATATCTCCTGAAAGGTCTGGGAACTAAAGGAGTTATTGTATTGTAAAATTCTTTCCAGCAACGAACACGGGAAGCATCAGGAGACTTAGGAATTCTTTTACGCATCCATGATCTGAATCTTTTTATGCCGTTTTGATATTCAGCAAGCTTTAAATTGATCATCTGTGCATCAGTAGCTAAATATTGATACCCTTTGGCAATAGCCCCGGTTAAAATGATTCGTTCCCATTGGGTATAATGATCAGATAAAGTAGCTTCATCTAAATCGTTTATTAATTCACTGTCATACTTATAATAATTAATAGTGATTAAATAAGCTTTGTCTGGGGTAGGAAGAAAATAAATTCTATTGTCCCAAAGAGAAAAATACATAGGCTGATTTTGCGTGGAATCATTGATTCTTTTATTTTCAAATTCTTTTCGTGTAAGATAAACAAGAGGAGGTTGAACTTTATCATTAACGGTAAAAAAGATATCTGCAAAGTGGTTGATAAAATTATCTATATTTTGACTGATATTTAAATAAGACAATCCGGCAGTCGTATAAATACTTGTGAGGGTTGTTTCCAAATGCTGAGCAAAAGGAACTTCTGAATTGATTTCTGCAATTACATCATTAATTGCCTGTTTGATTTCTTCTCTGAATTCATCATCATTAGCACCAAAATGATTTAAGGCTTTATTTTGGATTTGCTGGTAGGTGGACATTATCGCTAACCTTTTTAGAATACATTTCTTTTAAAAGGTCAGCATATTTCTGCGTGACAATCTTCAAACTATAATAATCGTTCACCTTTTTAAAGGCATTTTGAGCAAATGTGCTTCTTAATTCTGTATTGTATATCAACTCTGAAATTTTGTCAAACCATTTCTTTTCAGAATTTAATACTAAAAACCCGTCTTTACCGTCTTCAATCGTTTTTGCATAAGGCTCAACATTAGATGCCACTGTTGGAATACCCAAAGCTGAATATTCCAGATAACGTAAATTAGACTTAGCACGGTTAAACTCATTATCCCACAAAGGAGCAATGGCAATATCAAAACCCATCGAAGCAAGTTTTGAAGGATATTCATCAATCTGCGTCCATACAAGCTCATTTTTAAACCTTTCATGATTTATAAATTTTTCAGGACCGTGAAGAAATTTAACATATAAATTCGGGTATGTGTTCAATAGTTGAACAAGTACATCTTTTACTATTTTCATGTCTTTTTCATGGCCGGAAGCCCCGGACCATCCAAGCGTTATTTTACCACTCTCCGGTGCTTTTACAGGGATTTTCCATTTTTCAAGGTCTATGGCATTAGGCATGACGTAAACGTCTTTCTTGTAATTCCTGAATAGCCTTGCAAGGTATTCTGTAGAAACAATCGCATAATCTGAAAGCCTTATCTGATCAAAGCTGTTTTTTTCAATTTGAGTGCCTACTCCGATATTCCGAGCGGAATAATGATCACTGTCAATATGAAAAGGGTCATCATCAGATTCCATCACAAGAATGAATTTATAAAGGTCTTTATACATTCTTAAAGCGGTTAAAAACTTTAATGAACGTATTGCCTGACATACCACAATATCCGCAATGCTGAATAAAGAATTAAGTTCCGCAGTATGGGCTTCAGGACACATTTCATAAGAACGTGCATTAACATCATTGTCAATTGGATCGAATTTCGGATAAATCGGGTAAATTCCTTGAACATTTGCCATTTCATTTGCAAACTGGACAATCCGGTAATAACTTGCGCCTGAACATGCCAGATGTAAAAACAACACTTTTATTTCTTTAATTTCTGATAGATTGATTTCTGTCATAATTTAATATCTTTCCTTTTTAAAATCCAGGTTTTAGGAATCCTTTGATAATTTCCAAATTGTTCAGAATAATTTTTATGCATTCCACATCTTCGAGCTACTAAATGAATTTCTTTTTTGTCTTCATAGACTATCCATCCGATTTGCTCTATATAACAACCTTCGTTTTTAATTTTATCTTCTATTTCTTTAGGGGATAACCAATTATCGTTTGCGTAAGCGTCCATCCATTGAAGATAGATAAGTTTCTGTTTTTCATAGGGTATTAATTTCATATCTTCTCCTTACAAACCCAATTCAGCCAGTTAGGCATATCTTTTTTAATGTTATTTAATTCACAAAATCTCTCTGAATAAGGTGTTGGATCTATGACGATATTTTTAAAATAATCTGCAAACATATCTATCAGATAATCGGCATCAAATACCCAGTTATGATAATCCGCTTTTTTGTTATATCCCAAAGCCCCGTCAGGATGGGGAACCGAACCAACAAATATACCAGAAGGCTTTAACACTCTTGCCACTTCGTTTAACGCTTCCAAAGGATCAAACAAATGCTCCATTACCTCAGCCATGACAACAACATCAAAAGTATTGTTGTTAAATTCCAGTTTTTCAGCCTGTCCCACACGGGCAAGCACCCCTTTGCATTTTGCCATTTCAACTAACTCTTCGACCACATCGACACCAAAAACGGTACACCCTCTTTTTTGTAACAAACGGCCAAGCCCTCCATCATTGCACCCAATGTCAAGAACTTTGTTTCCTTCTTTAATATTTGCAAGGAGTTTTTCAACTCGAAGAAAATCAGGAGCATTGTTTTGGAATTTACCTTTTGAATCTCCGTAAGATCTGTAATTTTGTTTATGGTCATTTACTGCCTGTTCCTGACTCTTGTATTTCTGTAGGTTTTTCATTTTCTTTTTTTTCATCCTTATGTTTAATTTTTTCTGCGGATTCTTTTTCCAAACCATAAGATTTGACTGCAAGCTTAAAAAAATCAGAAGTTAAATTTTCAGGTAAAAGATTAATAAGTTTTAACCGGTAATCTTCCTTATTCAAGATCGGAACCATATTTTGTAAAAAATGATTGTATTTTTGAAATGACGCATACCCTGAATTATTGTTGCCTATAAGTTCCATCATAACAGAGTAATCTAATTTCAATATTTTAAATATTACTCCCATTTCAAAAGTAACGGCCCGGCAAGTTAAATGATACAATCCCAAGAGACAATCGGCTAATTCAGTTTGATAGGTCCCATTGATTAAAGAAGTATTGAAACACGGCCTTAAATGTTCATGGGCCATCAACCCTAATTCAGGTAAATCGTAACCGATCATTTTATTAAAAAAAACAGACGTATGCAGTTGTTCATCATCGTAAATAATCGGACTATGAACGCAAGGCACTTTGTCATTAACCAGTTTTATTGTGGTTCCTACTTTTAAAGTGGAATGAATAATAATCAATTTAGGCTTATAAACTTCATTGTACCGCTTCACAATTCCAATAAAATCATCTGAATAAGGGATACATATATGCATGATTAAACCTTCGTTCCCTTCCGGTTTAACTGTAATCTCCTTCATTTCTCCTTTTTTATTTCTTTTTAAATTTCTATCATGTTCAAGAATATCGTACTGTTTGCATAAAGCAATAAAAAGAACCCTGCCGACCTGTCCGGCAGCTCCGATTATTATGGTTTTTGGTTTCATACCTCTTCCTGTTTAATTTTTATTCCGTATTCCTGATATTTTTTAAATTTCAATGTCTTTGCTTTTTTAACGTCCCGATAACTGCTATTGCTATGCAAATCAATTTTAATAGTGGTTATTTTAGGTATAATGCCTAATTTAAAACCTGCACGGACTGCATCAATAAGAAAGAATTCATAAAAATCTGTATCAAAAGAACCTTCGTGATATGAAATAGGTATAAAAGTTAGATTCTGAATATTAACATTATCTGATATTACTACTTTTTTCCTATACGCCACCGTAGGATGGCTTATCTGCGGTTTCCCGTTACCGTCAAATGGCATTGCCTCCTGAACATAATAAATTTTACCAAACATGTTTTGCACCTGAACATGCGTATGAACAATGTCTGTATCCGGGTGTTCGGTAAAAAACTTTTCAATCTGCAATCCTCTATTATCAAGATAAATATCCCCGGCATCACACACGGCAATTACGTCTCCGGTTGCTTCTTTATTGCCTATATTCCTGCAGTAAGCAGCTCCCATGCGTTTTTTATTAGTTATCCACTTAACAGAAAATTCTTTGATATCAGAATAATAAACCTTTAACGGTTCTATATAATCAGTTGAAGCATCATCAATAATAATAATTTCAAAATCCTTGTGCTTCTGAGCGAATAATGATTCCAATGTTTGAGTTAAGAAAGCAGCGGAATTATATACTGGCAAAACATAAGATATTTTCATTTAATCTGCTCTCTTTTTTCAGGATATGTAATAGCATTTATAGGACAATATTTTCCTTCAGGGGTTAATTCATCGATAAATTTTATACCGTATTTATCAATGATATGATTAATTGCAGGACACTCATTACTCAATCCCCTTAATTCAGTAATAAATTCACGCCAGGCAAGCGTCATTCTTGTTTGATGAAAGTATTGTAAATCTTTATCCTTGATTTTTTTTACCATCAAAACATCACCAATATAAGCATTTTTTGTTGATGCTTTTTTTTCTGGAAATGTATTTACACAATCATTGGCGGTAATTTTTTTAATTTGTTTTTTCATCATTTACATCCTTTCTTCATACCCTTTATTTTTTTGGTTGCTTTTTTAACTTCCTCACGTTCCATCTTTTTCATTACATACTGTTTCTTGTCATTTTTTTTCATTAATCACCTCATTCATTCTTTTAATATATTTCTGTGGATCAAGCAGTTTGATATAATGTTCTCTTGCTATATTCAGATCTTTTTTAAACAGATCATCATTGTTTTCAGTGATTTTTTTCTGTAACCGCCTTAAAACCTTAATTGTTTTTTCTTTATCTTCCACATATGTTTCTTCATTAGGATTTACATCCAAATGACGGTTAAAAGGCATGTCTTTCAAGTTAGATACAAACGGCCTGCCAGACATGACCCATTCTGCAATGGTTGCCGGAAAACCATCATGTGAAGTCAATCTGATAATCATTGAAGTGCTTGCAATAAACTCCGGCATGTCCTCTTCTTTGATTTTACCGCAATTCTCAATATTTTTAGGAATATCTGTACCGAACATTGTTTTACCGCCAAAAAATTTAAACTGGACATCCGGCATGGATCTTGCCACATCAATCATATACCCTTCATTATGCATTTTGTTGAATTCATCCCAATAAAACGCAACAGTAAATTTCTCAGGAAAAGGTCTGATTTGATAATGAGTAGGATCAACAGGGCAATACAACAATTCTGATTCAATTCCCAATTCTTTCAACTCTTCTACAAGCCATGGCGCATTAGCGAAAATCTTATCAACCGCTTTCGGAAGTTCTTTAATCAGATATTTATGGTCTCTTACTTTTAAATTCCATAACTGAGCGACATCCGTCCCGATAAAATGAATGATCTTTTTACAATCCTTCTGACAATTTGCAAAAATCGCATAAGCTCCGTACGGTTGAGATTCAATATAATACCCCATTGAAATGACTGCTTTATAATCATGCGGCTTGAACAAAAGCATCTGAGGATCTCGATAATCGGCATTCAGAATTTTTGCACGTCTTATCCCCTGAAACCTTGCGCCGAATGAAGAAATCGCTTTATCTCTTTTGATATTATATTTGTTCCTGACGGTATTAAAATTTTCAAGGTGGTTTTTATGCGCTTTTCCGGTAATTGATTCGTCATCCGGCTCTTCTGTCTGCACAACCCATTCAGGGATCATATGTCCTTTTATCCCTTTTTTAGCTACCTGCAACCAGAAATCCCAATCCTGCAAAGCGGACAGGTTTTCATCCCACTGCGGACAGAGTTCACGCTTTATAGGATTTTTAGTATCAATATAATTATTGCAGGTAAGCAGATATTCATCAAAAGGCTGTGCAGGAATTCCATCAGGCAATTGCTTATTTGCATCGGAAATCATAAAACGATAACTGCCGTAAATAAAACCACAATCAGGATGTTCTTCAAAAGCCTGAATCCATGTTCTCAAACCGCCTGCAAGCAAAATAGAATCACAGTCAAAGAAACAGATATAATCTCCCGTGGCCTTGCTTAACCCAAAATTTCTGGCTTTAGGTGCGCCTCCATGTTCGATAATAAAAAACTGGACTCTTTTGTCTTCTTTAAATTCTTCCTGCTGCCCTAAAGCACTCTGCATCTGCTCTTCTTTTTTATTGCCGTCATAAACAACAATAACGTCTTTATTCGGATAATCCTGATTGTCAAGAAGTGAATTTAAACACCGATTGAGATAAAGACCGGAAACCCCGTAAACGGGGACAACAAACGTTAAACGTTTATCTTCATTCATTTTTCTTAGGTCTGCCTGCCTTTTTAGGTTCAGCAACAATGGATACTTCGGATTCAGGTTTTTCTATTATTTTTTCAGTATCGACAACTGCTTCATCCGGCATATCAACATCGACATAAACTTGAATATTTCCGTTATGTTTTTGAACGGTTCCGAGAATTTTTTCCTTGAAATGGATCTCCATAATATCGTTGACATCTTTCTGCGGAATCTGCGGAACAGTGAATTTCGGGAAAGAATAAAACTGATTCTTTTTGTTTTCAGTTTTAACAGCCTCAGCACGGATAAGTAAAACTTTTTTTACTTCAAGATCATGTTCCATTGATCTTTTTTTCAATTCATCCCTGGAATACATTCCGTACTCATAAAACTTTTTCTTGTAGTATTTCCCTACAATTTTATTAAATCCTTCTTTAATTAATTTTACTTTCATCGTTTCTCCTCGTTTAAAGGTTAAAAGTAAGGGGTAAGGGGGATGATAAGAAAGGTTAAAAACCATCCCCCTTATGATGCACCCTACTATTTTTATGAAGCCGAACTTACAACCCTGTCAGTACTCAATAATACGCAAGCCGCCGATTTATTCAATACAGCCGCCGTCATTACCATTTTTCCGCCGAGAGTATGTAACAATTCATTCGGATCATTAGTGCTGTTCGGACCGGGACTCTTTATATAAATACTGAATCCCCTCTTGTCCTTATTCGCACCGGTCAGTTCACTGACTCCGTATGCTCCTTTACCTAACAGTATAGAAGCATTAAAAGCACCGGAAGCAGTCGTCAAAGGTGCAGCCGAATATACATATCTGAAAGCACAAGTTGACTGAACAACCCTTGCTCCAAATACCCTTCCAACTTCACCCTTCCACATGGTTTCTTTGGAATTCTGAGAGTTATTCCAGGTTTTCCATGCGGGATCTGCCATGAGTCTGTCTGCAACCATCGGATTGCAATACAGTACATAATCATCTCCCTCAAATCCCGGGACGTTACGATCTCTTAAGAAAGTAACTCCATATCTCACCTGAGAGATAGTCGCTGCAGAACCGGACATGGTACATATCGAAGCACCCGAAGAACTCAGCCTTGCCTTATTTATCAAGCAAGGAAACGGTGACCAGAAGTAATGTGTTCTCTGTGCCGAACTTCCGGTTATCACCCCGTTCATGTCATTGTTGGCCGCAAGGTAATTGATCTCAAGGTTATTAGCCGAAGATCTTGCTGCTGTCCCCACTTTACCAACAACAACCCCTCTTAAGTAGCATTCAACAGTCCTTGCCATCATGCTTCCCATTTCTTTGACAGCTCCTTCTACATCAGGATCAATGCTTGTCTGTTTAAGCAATGTTGTGAACTGTAAATAAGCATGTCTCTGTATAAGAGTAGCGGTGATGGTATACGCCGATATATAAATCTGCGTTGACGAATATTCATTTGAATTCTGCAATATAGGCGATATCGTCTTATATCCAGTGAATTCAATGATCTTACCTTTGCCTTTAGGCATCGGTTTCTTGATACCGAACTGATGCAGGTATGTTTTAGGTTCCAATGTTTCTATAAATACCTGATCGTAGTATCTTTTAAGCAGCGACGTTACCGCTGCATCGGTTGTTTTTTGATCAGCCATTTTGATTCTCCAATTCTCAAAACGCTAATCCATGTCAAAGAGCAAAAATAAATTACTTAGGTTTAGTAAGCAATTTATTGATTTCAGCTTTTATTTCAACAGAGGTCATTTTATCTATCGGTTTTGCTGACCCCGTGTCTTGTATTGTCTTTTTAGTACCTGAAGGTAAAGAACTGGCGGCTTTTTTAGCTTTCAGTTGTTCCTGTTTCTTGCGTTCTTGGGCGGTCAATTCCTTTTTAGCTTTGTATTCATGTTCGTGACTTTGAGCCAGTCTGAAAAACAATTCCAGCTTTGTAATGTACGGAACACGATCTGAAACTAAATCAGAATGCGAATCCATTAACTGTTTAACATAAGGCTCCAGTCTTCTGAATTCAGCATTTTCCCTTGCTGCGTTTAAAGCATTAATTTCATGAAGCTTTTTGATTTCATCTTTTTCAGGCTTCGATGCTTTATTAATACACTGCTGAATAAATCCATCAGGATCTTCTGAAAAAAGTTTAAGCTTTTCTTCTGTAGATAATACCTTTTCTTCAGGTTTTTTTTGCTCTGGTAGATTAGGTTTTGTCGTACTTTGCCTGAGAATGGAAAGAAGTTCGGTATTTGTCCTTTTTAAATACTCGATTTCATTTTCCTTATCAGGCTTTTCTTGATTTGGTGCTTCTGGTATTTCCTCAGAAGAAATTTCTGCCGGTTTTTCAGGCTCGCTTTCAGGTTCAGTTTCCGACACCGGTGTTGTTTCCGGTTCCGGTTCATTTGGTTTTTCAGGCTCTGGTTCAGGTTCGCTTTCAGGTTTTGAAAGTTGTTCCTGAATGGCCTTTTTTAAATCATTGGACGACTGCTGAGGATCTTCCTCAAGCGTTGCAAGTTCCCTTACATCATCATCCAACGGTTCGTCTTGTAATCCAAGTGGCATAGGTATTCTCCTATTTTGTATTAAAAACTTTATCTTTATAATCCTGCAGTTTTTTCTGCTCTTTTAAAGCCGCTTCAGGATCAGGTTCTTTGCTTGATTTCGATTGAATTAATTTCTTAATTTCATTTTGAGCGTCACTGCTGAAAAGCAGATCTTTTATTTCATTAATTTGTTGTAAGGCTCCGATTTTATGTTCAGCGGACAATTCCTCATTAAATAAAACCGCATTGGTACGGCAGGCCAGCTCCTGCACTAAAAACGTTCCAAAAATCTTGTCTTGTGCTAATTTTTGCAGGGAATCTAACAATTGCTTTAATAATGCAGGTTCGTTTTGCGTAATATTAAGATGGATTAATTTTCTCATGGTTTTAAAGCTCCCAATCTTCCTTCCGGCTGTGACATTTTTTCAGTCGGAGTTTTTAAATTGTCAGGTCCCTCTTCAGGAGAAGAAGGAGGTATGGGTATATTAGGTTTAGGAACATAATGTAATTTTTCAGGAAAAGGCTCTCCGAAGGCTTCAAGATATTTATCCCCCATCATTTGCATGGAATACAAAGGGAATTTTGTCTGAGGATCAGTTAAAGCTCCAAGAGTAGCGATTTGCGTCTGCCATTTAAGTTGTTCAAATTCTTTTGAAGAAGTAAGAGAATCAGCAAAAATCTTTACATCATAAAGCCCTTGAATATCGTCATTGTTTACATCATTGAAAGTAAATTTGATTTCCTCTTTGGTCATATCCGTGATTTTAGGAATTTCAACTTTGTCAAGAAACTGCTGTGATTCCCATAAAATCATTTCAATCATTTCTTTCAAAAAGTTTTCATGGCTGTTCTGCGCATAAAAATCAAGACGTCTGTTCGTTTCCCTTAAAATATTGGCAAGACCATGGGCTGTATCGTTTTTCACAATAGATCCGGCTCCCTGACCAAGCGTAAAATCTGATATACCTAAAGTTTTTTGAATAAAACCTTCAATAAAAGTAATCATGGTGATTTGTGAAGCTTTAATATCAGGAGTTTCGAGTATTTTAAATCCGTCCGAATTATCCGAAGTCCATACCTGACCCGGCCCGAAAATGTTTTCTTCCGGTGCCCACTGTCCTTCTGCCGGGGTAATGAGAGGAGGAGAATTATATAAATCACCATGATTTAAAATCTGATTAACCAGATGGTTTAAAAGATAATTTAAAGATTCTATGATCTGAGCAGGTCCAAGCCCGTAAAATTTATAAGGAAGTGTAATATACCGGTCTACAAGTATTGGCCTGTAAGTCCTGCCGTTTATCATAAAAGGAGTGCGTACCATGCGAAAAATAAACTTGCTGTTCGCAATAATCGTTATAGTTTCTTCTTCAAAATCCCTTCCTAAATCATGTCTGCCGTAACAAGTCCATATTTTGACCCCGTTTTCAACAGACATATCAGAAGAAGAATTGCCTTCTATGGCATCCCTTAATTCTTTCCCTGAATTGTCCTGAAATATATTTGCGCTTGTAATTGGCTGGTCAGGATCTTTCTTATCTTCATTGGCAAAGCTCTTTAAAAGTGCATCAAACTGATCTTTATCATAAAATTTTGTGCCGACTTTCCGTTTGATAGTATCAATAGTTTCAACAGTTTCGATAATAGTGAATTTATGCTTTTGTATGTCCTGCCCACCTGAAGAATCAACTTTGACAGAAAAAATGTCTTGAATTTCAAGATTAGGATTATCAATAAGTTTCACATCTTCTATAAGATCTTTTAAGATATAATTTGGATTGCTGTCTAAAATCGCCTGAACGTCTACATCTGAAAAGTCTTTAGGAGGCGGTTCTTTTTTAGGAGAATCTGCCGGCAAACCGGATTCCTCCGGTGCCTCTCTGATAAAATCATCTGTTTCTTTATCAAAAATATATTTTCCGGGAATCTGCTTTTTTCCGTATTCAAGTTCCCATGGCATAGTATAAATGGAAGTGCCGTAAATAAATTTCGTCCTGTTTCCGTCAACAAGCTTTGAATGTCCCTTCATCGGGGTTTCAAACATATATCTCAGATAAAGCTGTGTTACTTTGGCATTCGCTTCGTCATTCCGACCCCTCGGAAACAAAGTAATAAAATCCCGTCCACCCCGTATAGTCTCCATGGTACGGGCAAGAATTGTCTCAATATTGATTACCGTAACCGGCATGAAATAATCATTAGCGTCAGGCCATGGTTTTATGATTTCCCCGGAAATAGACAGAAAATTCCCCATATACCTGCAGAAATTGTTTTCATAATTATTTTTGAACCACTGATTAGATTTTTTATGAAAATTGACGTAACAATTAACTATTTTGTCATAACGCTCTTTAGGAATGACAATAGGTTTTTCGCCGTAAAGCGTTGAAAGCCGTTCATCCTGTATATTAATTTCTTTTTCCATTAAATGAAAATTTAACCTTTTCGTTTCATATTATGTTACTTATTTGTAACATTTGTCAATAAAAAAGTTACAAAAAAGTAACATTTTTAAAAATAAATGTGGCATTTTGGTAACATTTTGATAAAATGCCTGTTATGGAACAGGAACAACGGACTAAGGAATATGCCCTTATTTGTGCCCAGGAATGGGTAAAATGCGGAAAAAACGCAAATTATTTTATTCAAACCTACTGCAAAATGATAGACCAGGAGAAAGGGGAAATAAATTCATTTACCTTATGGGAATGTCAAGTTGACCAACTCGATAAATGGGACAAAAATCAATATAATATTATACTTAAATGCCGCCAGATAGGGATATCCTGGCTTTCTGCTGCTTATGCTTTATGGGGAATGATGTTTCATAATTATTATAAAGTCATGGTTATATCTGAAAAAGAAGATAAAGCCATTAAGTACTGCAATAAAATCAAGCACATGTATAATCATTTGCCTCACTGGATGAAATTGTTCTGTCCTCTGGAACAGGAATCTTTAAGATACATGAAATTCAAGAACAATTCAGACGTAACAGTGGAGTCCTCAAACCCCGATGCTGGCCGTTCTGAGACCCTTAACCTTTTCATTGCAGATGAAGCCGCTTCCATACCCGATGCCGCTACAATATGGTATTCCTCAGCCAAACCGACACTTGAAAAAGCCAAAGGAAAAGCAATAATAATTTCAACAGGAAAAGGATTTGATGCCTTCTTTCAACCATTATTTGAAATAGCATGGAAAAAAGAAAATTCATTTTGTGCAAATTTTATTTCATGGAGAGGCGATCCTTCACGGGATGATGCATGGTATGAACGAGAAGAACGAGAGGCAAAAGCCAATAACCGACTTCGGGAATTCCATCAGGAATACCCTAGGAACGTTATAGAAGCTTTTATAGTCTCAGGACAGACATTCTTTGACCCTGATCTTATAGAACGCCTTGCTAATAAAAAATACCCTGAACCTGAAGTGGGAAAGCTGATTAAAAGTAATGGAGAAGTGAAATTTATCCCTCATGCCAACGGAATTATTAAAATCTTTCAGCATCCTATAGAAGATGAGGAATATTGCGGCGGGGCCGACTCTGCCGAAGGAAAAGAAAGTAATGACTATTCAGTCCTTCCAATTTATAACAGGTTTACTAAGAAACAAGTGGCTGAACTTCGGGGAACTCTTAACACCTATGATTTTGCCGAACAGATGTATTTACTTGGAAGATACTATAACTGGGCTTTACTAAACCCCGAAATGAACTTTACCGGAGAATCCCTCCTCAATTACCTAGTAAAACTCTGGCATTACCCTAAAATATTCCATAAAAAGAAATATGACGTAAGATCCAATAAACCCGTTGATCAATTAGGCTGGAAACAATCCAATTCCTCAAAACGTCTTGCCCTGGATGCCATGGCCCTGCAATTAGAAACCAATGAAATGCACCCGCAATCTTACACCCTTTTCATGGAAATGCAGAAGTTTATCATGGAACAAACAGATGCAGGAAACTACAAATACCACGCTTCAGGACGTAACCATGATGATGAAGTCATAGCCCATTCCCTGACTGCCGTTATCTTCCAGGAAGCCCCTATAAGCCCTCCCAGAAGACATAAAGTAAACCCTGACCATAAAAACCGTCTTAACCGCTTTAAAACATCACCAAACTATGATCCGATTTTTTCTTAAACCTTATTATGAAATTAAACAGTTTAATAAAGAAGTTGAGATTATTGAAAAAGAAATAGCCATGGAAAATAAATTTAAAGCCTTACCATTACTCGAACAATCAAGAATCCTTATCAATGTCCTTATGTCTTATTCCGACCAGTTAGCCGTCATGCCTGATACGAAATTTATATCCTATAATGCCAAATGCAATACCATGAATTATATCGCCAATGAAATCATTAATATTATTCCGAAAGTGGAAAAATTAGGGGTGTGGAAGCCTTTAAGCCATTCCCACTCTTAGAACTAAGTATGGCACACAAAAATATTTCAAAAGAAGTATTATCTCAATACGTCTCAATACGTCTCAATACTGAAAAAGAAACTACCCACTCTTAAGATGCAGTATTATCAATGGTATTTAGTCGAATGGGTAATTTTTTTAGAAATGGGTAATTAAATTTATGAGAAATAACAAAAAGTACCCATTGATAGAATGAGTCTTTATAAGGGTCTTAAGTTAATGGGTAAAATTGAATAAAAATGGGTAAAAATAAATTACAGTCTTGTACTTACTATTTAGAAACTGGTAAATCTTGTGTTTTAAAAGTACTTTGATGTTCAATAGTAGGTTTATTACTTTCAAACTCTTTCTTTGCAATTTTAATAATAACACATTGTATGGCTAAGAAAACAGTGACTGCAAAACAGATTATAACGTATTCAACATATTTTTTAATTTGTTTTTGGGTCATAATGGGTAAAAATAAGCTGAGGATTTTATTTATAATCATATCGAAGATGCGACTTAGACGGGACAACTCCTCTTCCCGTGTACCTTACTTCACGATGAGAAGTATGCTCTGATTCTGAGCTACAAACCGCATACGATTATAAACTACCGCTTATTTATTTTACAGTACTCACTTTTTTATATATTTTTTCGTAACAACTCTTACATAAAACAATCTTCTCTGACTCTTCTGTTATTATCTCTATTTCAGATTCTTTTTCCTTACAAATAGGACATAGCTTTTTGTCCATACCCTTGTAGCCTATTTTTTTTGTAGTTTTTTAAAGCACTTATCGCATATTATATATTGATGAAAGTTTATTACAAATGCATATATTTTTTTAGAATTTTTTATTTGTTTTTTACATAACTCGCATATATCAGCATGCTCTTTAAACCATTTAATGGCAGAATTAAATTCTTCTTGTGTCAACTTTCTATTTTCTTTAAATTTATCCCCTTTACATTCTTCATAATATTCAGATCCACGATTACAAATGCAGCCCATTTCATATATATACTCTCTATTAAAATTTATGCATTTTTCACATTTCATTTTACCATTCTTCGTATGTAAATTTTTATATATTTTTTCATTTACCTTCTTAACCATCCTTTTTATCTATAAATTATAGATAAATTCATCAGGTTCTTTAAATAACCACCTTTTAAAGATTATATAATATATCCTGTTAATTAAGACCTTCGTGAAGTGATGTATGGTAGGAAGAGTACTTGAACCGTAAACTTTATTCTCAAAGTAGAACCTAGAGCGTTTTTCCTGCATTGTCTTACCTCCTTACATACTAAGCATGCTTATGCACCATGCATACAAACATATGATCATTGTATATATTACTGTATGCATCTATCATACATCATACTACCTATTTGTTTTTACACTCATGTCATGGTATATTAAAATAATATGACATAATAATGGTTAGCCGACGTTGTTTATTTATCCTCAATCACCTTCTGAGCCGCATCAGGATTGATTTCTATTACATTTGCAGGTTGCATATTAGATATCTGCTTTACACTATCGGCTATTAACTGTAAAAATTTACTCTCTGTTACGTTCTCAGACTGTGAAGAGATTTTCCATTTCATACTATCTAAATTCATTGCTGCTAGACCGGCAAACCTAGCATTATATTTACCGTTTAGACCATTCACTTGTAATATTTCAGCCTGTTTGCAGTGTGCATATGAACATGCGTCACCAAACTCTTCATGTCTTTCAATCCACTCATAAAAACACTGCTTGCTTATTCCTATCTTTGCACAAAATCCTTCTATGGTTGGAAAATTTACAGGTAATATCTCTGTTTTCTCGTATTCATTTCCTTTGTTTGATACTTGAGTCGTGGTAATAATTTGATTTGGTTCTACATTAAAATATTCTCGGAGTTGATCTGCATATTCGGATTTATATATTGTTGGTCTACCTCTATTCTGTCCGTTCTTATCCATAATTGATTATATTAGTTTTTGACTCAACACCACCGCGTTTAATCTCTAGGAATTTATTGATATTAAACCATATCATATTTTTATTAAATTGTCAATATCAGTATCATTGTCATCAGTATAAATGATAATATATAATTATGTCAATAATAAAATGTTACTAAAATGTAACATTGCATAAAATATGTTCCACGTGAAACAATTTGCATATATATTCAGCATGGTTTAAAATCATATAAAATATCCTATAAATAATTCAATCTTCGTAAATCCGAAGCATAAAATCTACTTCGTAATCACATAGTAACCGTCTGTAGATCTGCATAAAACCTATATCTACAAACAAAATGATTATTTTAAAAATAGTTGTTGACAAACCTAACATGATAGGATAAACTGAGGGCGTAATAATTGATGATAAGATAAAAAATTAAATGAAAGGATTAATATGAAAAATCAGTTAAAAACGAATATAGAAGCCCTGCAGAGGGTAAAAGAACAAAATCTATTCTACTGGTCCACTTTAAACTGTGTATTATATGTACTGGATGATTTTCGACACGAAATAGATGAGGAGTGGTATTTATAATTGATGATTAGTTTTAAACAATAAAAGAAAGGGAAAAAACATGAAAACAAAAACAAATAGAAATCCTAAAATAGTAACACATACTGAATATGGAATAACAATATATAACATTGAATACACTGATAACTCAGGTGATAGAGTGTTATCTACAAAACAAACAGAAAATTATGCTGATGCTAAAAAATTATTAGCTAAAAACAGATATTATGACAATGATTAATAATTAACAATTAAATAATGAGGAGAAAACGAATAATGAAATGTCCTAATTGTAAATATGAGATTCCTGTTGTTACTGTACAGGAGAATTGCAGTAAAGCAGGGAAAATCAAAACCGATAAAAAAAGCAAGACCTCGGCCGCAAACGGCTCAGCACCTTGCCACGAGGGGAAGAAGAGGGGCAGACCGAAAAATAAAAACCAATGAAAATGTTATAAACTAACCTCGGCCCTCTACGGAGGGCGGGGAGCCCTTCCCTGCCGGGTTACTGGCAGGGGCGTATTAGTAGTACGCTACAGGGCAAAACTATAATATCAAAATGAAAGGGTTACACAATGAAAAACATTATTGGTACGAACAATGCAATACCGGAAACTATGGAAACAAAATCATTATCAGATCAGGAATATATGGCAGCTCTTCTTCGAGTTGAAAAACTTGTAAGCAAACGTAGAAAAACGAATCAGGAATTTATAGAGATGGAAACTCTTTTTCAGCAGATACAGAAATATGAAAGGTCTGAAAATCCTTCCATTAAATAAATTTCTCTTTGATTTCTTTCATTAATTTTTTAGAGGGATAATATTCCCTCCATCGTTGCGTTTCTCTATGCCTGTATTTTATACATTTTTTATCCAAATCAATCTCATAATATTTGTATGCAGCGCGCATATTAAAAAATAACAATGGAGTGAATAAAACAATATCCATAATTATCCGTCTTGCACTAACATATGAAGGAACAACAGAATAAAACGGTTCATAACCGTCACCTTCAATTTTAATATAATTATTTTTAAACGTGGAAACTCCGATTAATCCTATAGCCGGTGTTTTTATTTTAGATTGAGCATTATTTCGATAGATCGTAATTTCGGAATTATGAGGAATGGATGTAAACCGGCAATTATGTGTACAACCTGAAAGAGAAAAAATTAATAAAACAATAATTATATTTTTCATAACTCTTTTTTATGCACAAAAAATTATGCAATTGAACAATAAATTTGTGCTTAATTAATTGTCCCTTTTTGCAACAACTCCCATCTTTTTTCTTTATAAAACTCTTCAAATACTTTTTCTTTGCCTTCTTTGCGGACAAACATTTGATAAATGAGTAAATCAATTTCTTTTTCGTTTTTTATTTCGTTGATTAATTGAACGTCCATGTTTTTTTTAGATGCATTTACTGGGCCTGTTTTTTCATTTTGAGCAGAAACGCCGTATTCAAGCCAAGGAAGGGGAGTTTTCGTGATTTCAGAAACTTCTTCTAAACGATTATGCGGAAATCCATCTTTTAAAAATCCATAGATACTTTGTCGGGAAATTCCGAATTTATCAGCAATAACTTGAATTTCTGCCGGAATATTATATGCCTTTGCGACTCGCTCTAATACAGGGAAAAATCGACTTTTCTTTAAATCTTCTTTCATAATAAAATTTTTTTAACTTTTTACTTGACATTTTAAGTAATTAGTTTAAATTCGCCTTTATACTTTAAAAAGGTGCGGACCATGTTTCAAAAAAAACCTTTATCGGGACTGATAAATCAAAAACGTTTCTGCAATACTATCATGATCCGCAATCAAAATCGTATTCAGAATCTAATTTTATCAGTCCCGTCCTTTTTCAAAAAGACAGTATTCAACTGTAAGAATTTTTTCAGATATTATTTTAGATGCAATAATATCACGTCCGCAATTTTCAATAATAGCTTACCATATGCACCAAATTTGTCAAATATTTTTTTCCTGCACATATATTTTTTACCAGAAAGGAGGATAATTGAAACCTGAATTTCCTAAAATTAGATTCTGATTTATTAGCCGGGGTGCAAATCCCCGGCCTCAATTAGAGGTAATAGAACCAATAAAAGCAAAGGGGGTAATTATGATCAGGACAAAGAAAGGAGTAAGAAGGGCAAAAATGGTAATCCGTAAAGAAAGTTTTAATATGCAGAAGTTATGTACTGACTACAGTAACAGCGTTAACCAATACTACAACACTAAAAGGAGAATAGCATTATGATAAACGGTGAAGAATTATTTAACTTTTCTGCAAATTTAATCAGAGCAAATGCTTGGTTAAACCGTGTCTATTCAGATCATAAATTGCATCTGATAGAGGAACAGAACCTTAAAGCCTCTCAGTCTCTACCTGATGAAGAAGTCCTCTGTACGCAACTAGACCCTCATAAAAACGGCCCTAATTGCGGTTTAGTATTATTATCAAAGAATTAAAACATGAAATGCTCATTTTGCGACAAAACAATAAATAAAGAATACAGAGTAAAAAAAAGGGCTTCTATCATTCAGAAGCTGTAAGAAATGCAAAAAAGAAAAGGAATAAAATAAATGATTTTAAAACCTGCACAAATACCAAGTTTCTTGAAAATAGGCTTTTTTGGAGGCACTGGAACCGGCAAAACATTTACCTCTACACTATTAATGGCACAATTTGCAAAGCAGTATGTAAATTCTCAGCAGATAGCAATGTTTGACACAGAACCGTCTGCCGGTTTCGTGGCTCCTATTGTAAAAGAAATAACAGGAAAAGAATTGTTAGTTTGTTCCAGTAGATCTTTTGCAGATCTAATGGAATTTACACATGAATGCATAAAACAAAAATTTATTGCAAATGTAGATTCATTAACTCATCCCTGGCGCACGCTCTGTGATGATTATTTGCAAGCAAAAAAATTGAGGGTTCAAAATGCCGGTGGTAATCCAAATACAGTTAGGCTTACCCTTTCCGATTGGGGACCTATAAAAGAAATGTGGAATCAGTTCACTGAATTATTTGCTTATTCACCTATTCATTTCTGTATTAATGGAAGAGAAGGGGATGTATGGGAAAGTGTGACTGATGAAGAAGGCAATACAAAACAGGAAAAGACAGGCGTAAAGATGAAAACCGAATCTGAATGCGGTTATGAACCTTCAATTTTAATTCAGATGAAAACGGCTGATACATCAAATAAAATAATCAAACAAGGACACTTTGCTTTTTGCGTTAAAGACCGTTTTAATAAATTAACCGGAAAAATTTCAAACGACAAACCAGATATTGATTTTTTCAGACCTCATATTGAAATGTTGGATTTAAAAGGATCTACAATTGAAAGAACAGAAGGCAAAAAAATATTTTCAGTAGGCGAAGGAATGTCTTTTGAAACAATAAAAGCACGTCGGCAAGCAATATTAGAAAATATTAAAGATGATATCATGCTTGCATATCCTGGGCAAACAGCAGATGAAAAGAAATCTAGAATTGCTTTATTAAGAAATGCCTTTGGTACTTCATCTTCTACAGATCTCGAAGAAAATTTTAAAAAATACACAATTGAAATCTTAGAAGAAGGCCGAGAAAAAATAAAAATTCTATTATCAGAAAGGGAACCTCAAAATGCGTAAACTTGGAGACATAAAAGAAACAGATATGCCGGAAGTTGGAAGACATAATTGTGAAATTATTTCGACAAAATTCATTGAATCAAAAGAGAAAAAAACACCTGGCATTGAAATCACAATGACAAACGGAATAACAAAATTTACAGACACAATCTATGTCACAGCAAAAACAATAAACAGATTATCCCTTTTTGCAAAACGTGTTTGTGAAATGGATGAAAACACAACAATTCCTGATGATGATTTACAGGCAGCTAATTTTATCGGGAATTTTATTATGCATAATGGAGCTGGTAAAAAATGCATTGTAACAATAGCCGAATATGAAGAAAAATTCATTCCCACATATGGCCCAGATATGGGCAGAACTAAAACAATAAAAAAGCGTAAAGTAGCTTTTAACGGCTATGAAACAATAGCAGATCAACCAACAGAATCACAAATTCAAGAAGCAATCATTTCAAATGACGATTTTTTTCAAATAAAGAAAAAATGACAAATCATAAATTTCAACAATGGGAAGAAAGAACGCACGATCAATATTATGATGATCAAGAACCATATGAACCAGATACCGATGATCTTGATTCAATGCTTGAAGATAAAGAAGAACGTGAAATGAAAGTAAAAGCAAAATTAATGGAAAATGTATAAAGAATAATAGGAAATAAATGACAAGAAGAAGGGCAAAAATTGACGTGAATCAACCTGAGATAGTGAAAAATCTTCGTAAATTAGGATATAGCGTTGCAGTTACATCTTCATTAGGAAAAGGGTTTCCTGATATCCTTGTCGGCCATAATCATAAAAACTTCATGTTTGAAATAAAAGATCCTAATAAACCACCGTCTCAAGTAAAATTAACAGATGATGAATTAACATTTCATAGAAAATGGAGAGGCCAAATAAATACAGTATTTGACGCAGAAGAAATTATAAATTTAATAAAACAAGGAGTGTAAAAATGGCAATACCTATAACGATTAATTTAGAATTAAAGAATTGTATAGAGTGTGGAGTTCCATATGGGGTTATATCAACAAAATATTCTTTAGCATCATGTCCAATTTGTTCAGGGAAAAAACTTATTAATAAAAACAATGAAATGGATTCTTTAGATCGTCGAATTTACGCTTTAAAAGGAGTAATCACAAAATTGAAAGGCAAAAAATGATTCTCACAAAAAAACAAAATTGTAAATCAAAAATAAGAACAATAAACCCGAATACGGATAAATTTATCCGGGTTAATTATGTCACATGGTGTAAAAGTTTTGCGGATAAAATCAATGACGGTGAAGTCGAAGGATTTAAAACGGCAGAAGTCATGATGGAGACAAGCAAAAAAAATCCTGAAATAATTTTATGTTGGGTGGAGGGCTATTAGCATGACATTAAAAGAAAAAAACGGGAATCCTGCCTATAGACGTAAAATAGAACATTTGTTTCATAATGAATTTCCGGCATTTATCACTCTAAGCTTAACGATCGTATTTTTAATATCACTTTTAAAATAATTTACGGAGGATTTATGGAACAAATATTTTTATTAGAAGAATTAAAAAACATTCAATTTGAAACTGATAAATTAGATGAATGGAAAAACTTAATTAATGGAATGGAATTAAATGGACAAAAAAAATTATTATCCGAAAAAGATAATATACCTCCAATTCCATTTTTATATTTAAACGAAGGAATGTATAGAATTCTTACAACATTATTGCCCACAAAAACAAAATATAATGAATATTCAAATTCTCCAATTCCTTTAAAAGTTTTATCAATATTAAAAATGGCAGTTGATGCAAATTACTTCACTAAAATTTTAGTTTTTCATTCAGATGAAAAATCAGATCCGGCATTAGTAGGGGTTACTCAAGAAAAAATAAATTATAGTTGGGGAAGTAATATTGAAGAAAAATTTTATTTAATAGCAAAATGGGGAGATGCTTTAAAATCTTGGGAAGTTATGGAACATGAAGCAATTGAAATTTTAAAAAAGAAATGTATATCTGAATATAATAACATACAAAATAAGATAAATTCTTCAATAAATTCAATTGATAATTCAATTTTGAACTTTTTAAAAGGAAAGGGATCAATTGAAACTTATTTTTCATTTAATTTATAAATTTTTAATATCACTTTTGAAAGGGAATTAATGTCGAAAGATCCGGCTTTTTTGTTTTATCCAAACGATTATTTAGGAGGAACAATGGGTTTTTCATTTGAACAGCAAGGAGCATATCTGACGTTATTAATTTATCAATTTAACAATGAATATTTTTCAGAAGAAAAAGCTATTGAAATAATCAGTGATAATCTATGGAAAAAAATACGTTCAAAATTCATAAGTGAAGACGGTAAATTTTACAATAAAAGATTAAAAAATGAGATTGAAAAACGTAAAAATTATTCTGAATCAAGAAGAAAAAACGTTGAAAGTCGTTATAAATCAAAAAGAAAGAGTAATCTACATATGAAGAACATATGTTCTACATATGGAAAAGTAGAACATATGGAAAATGAAAATGAAAATGAAATTGTAAATATAAATAATATTGAAATTCCATCTGAATTTATTGAATTTTATAATTTATATCCAGGGACGAAATCAAAGAAAAAAGACTGGGAAAATTTCAAGAAAAAATTCAAAACTGAAATAAAATCAATCATTCCATTATTAAAACCAAATCTTGAAAAAGAAATAACTTACAAAGCAAAGCTAAAAGAATTAGGACAATTTTGTCCTGAATGGAAAATTTTAACAACTTGGATTAATAATCGTTGTTGGGAACAAGAATTTCCTGATGTTAATCAAGAAAAAAAATTTGTGGAGTTAAAACCTTATGATTTCTGATTTAAATCATATTCAAAGCAATTTAGAGGCACTTTCAAATATTTTAAGTATTGAACTTCCAAAAGGGGTTCATTATTTAAAAATTGAAATTTCAAAACAATTTTCACTGAATCAGTTTAATTACGCCTGTAAGGTTATTAAGAATTGGAGTAAACGTCATTTTCCAATGCTAGGAGATTTTAAAGAAGCATTAAAAGAACGGATTGAAGTAACAGATCATAAACAAAAATACGAAAAATGGCAGATTGAATACGCTGAAAAATTGAATATTTCAATTGAACGGTTTGTAAATTTAAAAGCATCAGATTTAACCAAAGAGCAACGTAAATTAATCGGAGTTTTGGAACCGGAAGAAAGAACGAAATTATTTGATGATATTTATAAACAAATTCAAGGAATTAAAACAAAATTTATATGACATCCGAAGCGAAAAACATTGTAGACAGTCCATGGATTGATATTGAAGCGGTAAAAAAACGATATGGCATTAAAAGCCCTCAGACTATTATGAAATATCGTAAAATGGGCCTTTTTGTATGGCGATGGATAGGAGGAGTGAAAATTCATAAAGACCGTACAGATGAAATGTTTCTGTTGCACCCTAAATTAAAAAAAGTTTACAACCGAAAGGAAAAAAAATAATGTCTCCTATTATGCCACGGCCAAGGATAGTTATTGGGGAACCATACAGAAGACCGGACAGAGGAAACAGGTTTTATTTCAACCTGTTCGGCAATCCTACTGCTTTGATTCCAGAAGGTCAAAATGTGGCGACAGATTTACCGGAAGAAGCACAAGATATTTGGTTTAATCGTTACTGGATACCTTACAAAAACGGCAAGATCAGAGATCCTCAGAAACCAGCTAAGATGCTATCAGACTCAGTTTCAGACTTCCTGAAACAAAAACAAGCCCTCAAGAAGCCTAGGACATTCAAAGGATACAAACAGCGTTTAAATCAATTTTTAAGATTTTTTAGCGATAAAAAAATAACCGATAAAGAAAAAATAAAAAAGAATCATATTAAATGGGAATGTTATAAGCCTTGGAATGAATTGACTAAGGATGATCTTATCAATTATAAAATTCATTTAAAACAGCGCAATCAAAAAGACAAGTCAATTAACGCACAAATCAGGCATATAAACGCTTTTTTAAATTCATTGGATTGGAAAGAAAATAAAGTGCCGCATAAAAACAATCCTGAGTGGAAAACATCAAAATATATTCAACGTAAAATAGAAATGCCGACCAAAGAAGAAAAAGAAATTTGGTTATCATGGGGACCTCATATCCCTGAATTTAAGGATATCATGCCGCTTGAATTATTTTGTGGGATTTCAGCAAATGACTTTATGTTTCCGATATTGTTTGAAGAAAACCGTATTATTTTAAGTCGCATGAAAACAAACACCGATATGTATATCCCATTTTTTCCGGATTTAAAGAAACATGTACCGCATTTAGTTGGCCGAGGCTGGGTTCTACTCTGGAAATATGGGATTGATAATTTCGTCCATAAACATCAAAAAATACGTGAAGGAATAGGACTTGATCGGATGACCCCACACTATTTTAAACATGTGTTTGTATCAGTTCTGTATGAAACCCCTAGGATCACTTTAAAACATATTTCAGAATTTACAGGGACAACGATAGAATGCTTGGAAAAAGTTTATATTCATACAACAGAAAAAACAAAAATTGATTTAATGAATGCAGTTTCAGAAAGGCTGGGAGCATGAACAGAGAAATAAAATTTAGAGCGTGGAGTAAATCAGAAGAGATTATGATTAAATGGGAATCGTTAATAAAAACAATAAGACGTACTGTTGATTATGATATATTTCATGATGAAGAACTTGAGTTATTACAATACACCGGACTCAAAGACAAGAACTGGAAAGGGATTTACGAGGGGGATATTGGAAATCAAACTAGAGGAAAATGGAAAGGTATAGGAAAAATTATTTTTTCAGAAGGTTGTTTCTGGTTTCAAAGAAAAATTGGAAGTAATGAGGAATTATATATAGCAATTACTAATGATGAAATTGAAATCATCGGAAACATTTATGAAAATCCGGAGTTGTTGAAATGAATATATTTTTTATTTTAATATCTCCTACCGTAAACCTACCAGTAAAACACACCACCCTGGAACCTTTGATTTACAATGCCCCCAGCAAGAGTCGAACTTGCGGCCTTAGGATTAGGAATCCTAAGACAAGAATTTTCTCTTTCTTTTCAAAACTGATTGAAATCACCGTATTTAAGTCATTTATATCAAACATAACCTATTTTATAAATCTGTCAAAAAAGCTCAAAAATAGTACAAAAAAGCTCATTTTACCTACCGTAAGTCTTACCACTTTAAAAATATAACAAAGGAGTTTTCATGGCTACAAAGTCTGAATTGTTAAAAAGAATTAGATTAAATTGCATTGAATGCATGGGCGGTCAATCTTCATACATTGAAGGCTGCACAAGCTTAAAATGTCAATTTTTTAAATTCAGATTTGGTAAAGATCCTGATCCTGTATCTGAAAAGATGAAAGAAGCAGGACTAAGATTAGCTAGAATGCGTAAAAACAATCCTATAGCTATGAAATTAACTCAAAATTCAAACGATAATACATCTCTAAGCCCTCAGGGGGTGTCGGCGTGAAAAAAGTAGAAACAATATCTATCCCCTGTGAATTATATTTTTATTCAATTCCTGAGATTGTTAAAGAAATACGGGAGGAATACGCTGAAAATTGTATTAATAATTTAAAGCGAAAAAAAGAATGTATTACTGGTTGTATAGGAATTCCTAAAACAGATTTTGACTTTAGAAAGTTTCATCCCGGCGAAGAATTAGAGGCAAGGTATGATTATTTAATGAGAGATAATTTAAAATTTAAAGACACATATAATTATTTTTCTAAAAAACGCAATCCCAAAAAGCCGGAGGTGTCTGCGTGAAATCGGAAGTAAAATTTAACCTTTAAGAAAGGAATGACATGAAAAAGAAAATATTAGTTGATGTTAAAGTTACATGTGAATTACCAAGTGACGTTGGAAGATATTGTAAAACGCTTGAAAGAAAAGCAGATGCAATGGAAGAATGGATAACAGATTTTACTTTATTTATGAGAGATCATAGATCTCAGGATTCAGTTTCTTTAGATATTGAAAGAATTTATGAAGAACGCTGTGAATTTTGTGAATATGAGCAAGAAGAAGATGAAAATGGAATTCCTGTATGTTGTAAAAAAGCACAAGAAGAATTTTTATCTAAAAAAGAAAACGAACATTTAAGAGTTACTTTATAAAGAAAGGAATGATGACATGGCTTTTGGAATAGGAATTTTTAAAACAAAAACTGAAACAAATGTTGGAACTCTCTGGAGGTCTGCTTTTAATTTTGGTGCAAGTTTTATTTTTACTATCGGGCAAAGATATAAAAAACAATCAAGTGATACTGTTGCTTCTTGGAAACAAATTCCATTGTTTAATTATATAGATTTTCAAGATTTTAAAGATCATATCCCATATGATTATCAGATAATCTGCATAGAAAATGACGCTCAATCAATTTCAATAAAAAACTTCGTTCATCCTAAAAACTGTATTTATCTCCTAGGTGCAGAAGATAACGGGTTGTCAAAAGAAATCTTAGAAAAATATAAAACTCATTTAATAATCCCAAGCAAATACTGTTTGAACGTTGCTGTAAGCGGATCAATTGTTATGTATGACAGAATTATAAAAGATAGAAAGGAATGATGACATGAAACTTATTAACGAGCTGAAAGGAAGGTGATTATGCTTACAGTGCGATTTCCAAATGGTCAGGCAGTGCAGTATAACACGGCAAATTATGGAACTAGAATGGAAAATTATACAGATTTATATGCAGACTCTACGAAAACAAAATGGATAGCTCAGGTTTCAAATACTTGCATTATAGAATCCGTTCCCGCCTGCCGTGTATACAATGCGATTGAAACAAGCGAGATCTTAAATCTTCAATCAGAATTAAGAGCAATGAAATATCAAATAAAAGAGCTTAAAAATATTCTAAAGCCAAAAACCAAGAAGCTGAAAGGAAGGTGATGGGATTATGGGTTTTAAATGTCCTATTTGTCTTAAGGATTTTTTTAAAGATAAAGAAAAATTCAATGAACATATCAAAAAAGAACATAAAGGAATTGCAAATAATTTTAAAATAGCGTTACAAAAAACTACAGAAAAGGAGCCTGAAAAATGAAAATTTTTAAAATAGATAAAATGCCTGTGGAAAATTCTTATGAAGAAATTTCAGAATTTTCACAATATGACTTGGAGGATGTTTACAAAACAAACGCCGAAGCCGGGTTTTATTGGTATGCGTCCGGCAGTTACGAGGGATCGGGACAGTTATTAATCCTCAAAGATGGTAAATGGTACCTGCATTCTTGCTCACATTGCTCTTGTTACGGTCCTGTTGAGCATCTGGAACTAACAAAACCAATGTCATCATTAGATGAAATCAAATCAAAGTGCAGTGAAGATTTATGGAAAGAAATTGAATGTCTTGTAAACCTTGCAAAAGAGAAAGGATATAAATAACATGACCCGAACCGAAAACATAATAACGATTTTTTTGCTGACGATATCGCTTGTAAGCTGTGTTGACAGTCACTGCATCAAGCATGCGGACGGCAAGCCAAGTAAGGACTTTAAGTGCGGGGAGTTTAATATTAATAATTAAATAAAGGAGATTGTATATGATAACTGTTGAACAAATTAATGAAATGTTAGAAGCGGCAAAGCCTTCAATTGTTGAAAGCTTTAAAAAAGAAATTAAAGATTCTATTTCATGGGATGTAAAAAATACGGCTTCAAAAATTGTTGTTGAAGAAACAACAAAATGGGTGAAAGAAAATATTGTTCCAGAATTAATAAAACAACTTGTTGAATCTAAAGACGGCCTAATTTCAATAGGTATAAAATCCAGCGATGAAATTGTTAAAATTTTATGTGAATCTTTAACAACAGCATTAAGTGAAAAATTAAAAGATAGCTGGAGAAGAAAAGAAGTTTTAGGGAAGATTTTTGAATAGTTAATAATTAAATAATAAGGAGGGAAAGTAGGATGGGTGATTTTAAAATAAAAACATGGCCTGATTTTTTTGCAATGATTTTTTTATTCGTAATATTTCTTTTAATTTTTGGAGTTCTCGGAATTTTTCTATGGCCGTATTCAATAAACGCTTGGCTCACCTATTTTGATAAACAAGCCAGTGTTACCGGATTACAAGGGTTTCTTTTGGGCCTTATACCCGGACTTGGACAGATAATGATTATCGTGGCCTTAGTTACATGGGTTTTAATGCTGTTTTTAAGATAAATACTAACCCCGTCCTTGGCGGAATTGGTAGACGCTTATAGGACGGGATTTTAAGGAGGGTGTATGATAACAAAAGAACAATTAGCAGGTATTTTAAATGGTCGTGAATATAATAATGAAATTTTTGAAACTGAAGAACAAGTGGCAAAAGAAAACAATCTTGTTGTCGTCTTTGGTGCGTCAGATGATCTAATCGAATTTAGAGGAGTGATTTATAATGAGATTTCAGCGTGGAGGGGAATAACTATTCCTCTTGATAAAAAAGGATTGGTTTTAAATGAATGTGATTTTTCAGAATGTCCGTATTTCAAAAGAAAATTAGAAGAGGTAAAAAATACAATAGAAGCAGTATGGGATTCAGCAGGTTATTCTTGGGTAATAAAAACAGAAATACCACATAGCACTTTTGAAATTATGGAAGATGGTGAAAAGTTCTGTCGTGGCATAGTGTTTTCAATGGATGATTTAAAATAAGGCAGGTGACCAATGAACGCACAGTTTACAGGGAAGAGGATTGATAATGGAAAAGAAATTTCAGGTTATTATACTTATAATCCCAATACTATGAAAACGTATATATTTCAATCTGTTGGAAAAATGTTTCTTTCTATTGAAGTAGACCCCACCTCCGTCCGCTGCGTGCAGGTGGATTTCATTACAAATCAATGGACGGATCGCATTAGAAATATTGATCGTTATTTTAAAAATGCATTGGCTCCTCATGCATTAGCAATTATTAGTGGAGAAATTGAAAAATGTATCACCGAACTAAGGGAGGTGTTTGGGAAATGAAAATAACAAAAACAAATAGAGGATTTAATATTATCACGTTTAAAGATAGATACGATGCTGATTGTTCACTACAAAAATCATCGATCGCTACTGAAGATTGTATCTGGCTTGGTATTGATGATGCTAAACCGCAAATTTTAGCTTCAAAAACAAAAGAAGGCGGTACTGGTTGGGTTTCGTATCATATACCTTCAGATGTCTTGTTGACAACAAGAATGCACTTGACTCAAAAACAGGTTAAAAAATTATTACCACATTTAATAAAATTTGTGGAGACTGGAAATATCCAATGACCCCCGAACAATTTGCAAAGCTGAAGGTCGCTCCTGGCTCCAAGTTTTTCAAGGTGGAGAAGGGAGAGATTTATTTTTTAATTGAAAAAGGTGCGTGGATACGGATTGCTAGAATAGAAGGAGGGTATTATCAACAACTCATCTCCGCCGTTGGCCAGAAGGAGTGGTATGAAAGATTAAATACAATGGATATTTTTGATAAAAATTATTCCAATGATTATATCGAAGCCACAGAGCAAATTTCACTATGGAAAGGACTGGAGGAATGAGAACGATAAATGTCAAAGAGCAAGTGCCGGATGATTGCAAGGAATGTAAGTTCTCTTACCGTTTAGCTGAAAACAAAAAGACAGTAGAAGCAATAAGTTGTCATATATTTAAAACGTGGCTAAATAATAATTCTCCCTGTCGTCAATGCCTTGACGCAACGGTGAAGGAAGAAGTTTGTAAAAAGTGTGGTTGTATTATTAGAAAAAATCTTGATGATGAGTCTTGCTGGTGTGAAATTGATATTAAAAGCAAAGGAGGTGTCCAATGACTGACAAAGAAAAGGTGATTATTGGAAAAATTTCTGACAGAAATTATGAACGTGATGAAAATAATAATAAAGTTTATTTTAAAATTACTTTATTAATTTCTGAGTTAGACTATCAGAAATGCCATACATTTCAATCAGTCGAACTTCGCTTCGTGGAGGGGGAATGAAATACTTTTCTTTCGCTTTAATTTATATAGGATTTTTTCTCTTAATCGGGTTGGCTGTTTATTATACAAAGTCCGGTCTATGCTTATGGGCTTTGATATTCACACCAACTATAAAAATTAAATAAGGAGCAGAAGGATGATAACGTTAATAATATGGACTGCGTGTATTATAAGTCTTCAAGAACTTATTGAAAAAGAAGAAAGCATATGGTTAAAAATATATATGTATGTAATGGCTCCGGTTCTTATATTGGCTTCATTGATTAACACGTGTGGAGAAATTTATGAATATTTTAAAAACAAAAATAAGGAGCAGAAGGATGAGTAGATCAATTCAAGAAGAAATTATTTGTGTATTATGGTTTATATGTGGATTTTTAAGTTTGGGATGTATTCCGCTTTGGACAACAAAACTTATTTTTATAAAAGCGTTTTTAGATCTAATTTGTGTAATTTATTTTGCTCTGGAAAAATTAAATAAGGAAGCGAAAGATGGAAACTAAAAAAATTACAATATCAGAAGCAGTGGAAAGGTTGCGTGAAGCCTTGAAAGAAGATCCTGATTATTTTTATTCATGGCAAGCGAACATTGCAGTGCAATTTCAGGATGAAATGAGAAGGGCAGAAGTATTAAATAAAATTCAACCAATAAGTCAATCAATGCTACACGCTGTTTCAAATATGGCAGCAGAAAATTTTTTAAATTTATTAATAAAGGATTAATAATGGAAAATAAAATCATAACCAGTATCGAAGGACCTGCAAGCTATTACACCACAAAAGATCCGGGGTCGTTTAATACAGTGGCGATGAGGACGGTGAGGACGTGTAACGTTGCCACGGTGACGGCAAGCTTGAAAACCAAGTCCCCTACGATGACGATTTCCCCGGCCTCGCTCTGCCTGACAGTGTTTACGAGGCATTCGGAAGACCGAAGTGGTTACAGAAGTTTTTAATAACTTATATGATAACAACCCCTCCAGGAACATTGCATAAGGTTGAATATAAATTTGCTTACGCATGGTATAACGATGTTCAAAAAGATAATAACTGTAGGTGTGGGCATGAATCAGGAAGACATAGTCAATATTTTAATCAACAAACTGGAAAACTTGAAATAATGAATTGTGATTTTTGTCATTGTAATCAATTCGAGCAAAGAATTGCAGACCTTCCCCTAGGCACTGTTAAAGCTCTTGGATTGAATAAAGATGATGGCCTTTGGAAGCTGAAGCTGGAGCTTATAAATTAGCATCTCTACCATGTTGTAGAGGTTGTAACGGGGTTGCTTAATGGCATCCCCTGTTTTTAACAATTAAATTAGAGGTGGTGAGATGATTCAAATAGTAAAATCAAAATATGTTTGCAATTGGAATGCTACTCTTTTTGAAATGTGCATAAGCATTAAAGGTGCTGATTTAGGAATTAGAATACATAACTGGGGTGTAAGATTCATGCTTATAAGTCACCACGTTTGTATTTATTTAAGATAATAACAATTAAACCGGAGTGTTTGAAGTGAACCAATCAGACCTAAAACTGCTTGCTGAGTTTGCAGAGAAGAAATTAATTTCAGTAAAAATTCCACAAGGTAAATCAGTATATGATTTATTAGGGAATAAGATAGAAAGTTGGAACCCTTCAAAAAACATTGCCGATGCTGAGGATTTGCTGAAAGCGTTGGAGAAAAAAGGATATTATTATAAATTACATTATTTACCTGATAAAAAAGAGTTTTATTTTGAAATTTATAAATTTGATAACTTTATATTCATTAATTATTTGTTGTATAAAAACAAACTCGTTGCCATCTGCCAAACTGTGTTGGAGGTGATTAAGAATGAAAAATAAAAAATATATAATTTATTATCCAGAAATTAATGGTGATTCTTATATGAGAACCTCAAGTGATAACTGGTATATAAGACTTGGAGAGTCTTGGGAACCTATTTATTGGGAAGATGAAATAAAAAAATTAGAAAATGAATTTCAAAAACAACAGGAAAGTAAACCATAAAACCCCCTTATTTTACTTTAAGCAAGGAAAGGAAAATATGACTAGATTAATATGCGCTTGGATATTTTTATTTCCAGTATTTATTTATTGTTCATGTATATTATTTATTGAATGGTTAATAAATGAATCTGAATATGAAACTGATAAATCAAAATATATTTTAATATGGTTTAGAAAATAAAGGTTAAACTCCCACTTCCTCACACTTCCTAAGAATGTCCTTTGCCAATTCAATAAACGTTTCCCTGAATTTACAACTGTCTTTGATGTAATCTCCGTGATGAATAACGATTTCTGCCATGGGTTTCAATTCTTTAAGTAACTTCATATAAAGACAGTTTTTACAGTCAACTTTCATGATTATTATTGAACTCTTTTAATTTGGTTAAAAAATATTCAATATACTGGCTGTCTTTTATCCAGTCACAGTGATTTGCATTGTTGAAATGGCAGTTGATAACATAAGGAAATTTATAATCAGCGTTAGCAATCGGGAGCCAGACAGGCTCAAATTTCATTGTTGTATCAGCCGTATGTAATCCCCTATGTCGAAATCCCCAAAATCCAGACTGCCCTTTGCCTAAAAGAATAGAACAAAATACAACCCGGTCTTTTGTCGAACAGAAATTGAATACAACTCTTACCTTATCGTATAGCTTACGGAAATCATAGCTACAATGCAAAATACCACCAAAGAGACCCAAAGATATGCCAGACACGTTATTCGATGCCTCAAGGGCTTTAATCGTTAAATATGTCCCGTAACTATGAGCAATGATGACAACTTTTTCATACTGCTGGCAAAGATCCTCAATTCTGCGGCGTAAATTGAAAATAAGATACGGTCTTATGATAAATTCACATATATTGATTATATTCCATGCTACAGGCATATACCCATAACTGCCGTCAATGACATCCGAATTGTCGCCTACAGAGTTTAACAAAAATTTAAACTTCCAATAATGATCTTCACTTTCAATCCTTGAAGTTTCGATCCCATGAACTATGAGGTAACATTTTTCTTTCATTTTTTTCTCAATAAAAGGGTAATGATTTTTTCAAGTTTTTTATCCATGTCTTTTATCCTATCATCAATCGACCCTGCACGTTCTTTACAGGCAATTTCATTCCTGCTTATATCTGCCCTTGCCGTCCGCAAATTATAATCCGTAGATATCCCCCATGTAGCCAGAAATATTAAAAAAGCCATCACGCCAGAAAAAATCCATTTATAATCTAGTTTTTTAAGCCAATGCATAGTTACATTCCTTTATTTATTTTTATTCAGCAGTGCTGTAATATTTTTTTATAAACTGTGTGAAAGTTAAAACATCAATGCTTTTTGTCGCAAGATAAGCAATGAGGTCTGTAAACTTTGAAGTTGACCAGCTTATATCTTCTGTAGGTGAAGTTTCAATTTTATGAAAGCCTAAGATTATTAAGCCTTTATTAGCGGCAATTAAGTCAATGTACCCTTCGATAGTTGCTAAAGTATCATCCTTGGAAACAACACAGACACGTAGATTATAAGGATTCATAAATGGGAAGACTTCATACCTGCCGAAAGAATATCCATCGAAAGATCTTCCAAGCCCAAAGTATTTTTTTAAGGTACTTAATACAGTTGAATTATACCCCCCTAAAGGATATCCATTAATGTCACTTGCTTTTAATTTATTCTGCTGTAAATATTTTTGTATGTTTATACATTCAGAATTTAGATCTGCTTCTGACAATGTCGTCCAATCAACGTGCTGATAAGCGGCATGAGCGCATACATCCCACTTGTTATAATCCTGTAGGTCTTGAATCTGTGTAAGTGTTAAAAACCCGGCCGTTCCTATTGCATTTGTGATAGGAAAAAGACAAGCTGAATATTTATATTTATCTAAAATTTGACGAGCTGTAATGTTGTTAGAATATCCATCATCAAAATTTAAGATTACACAACCACGGGTTAATAAATTCGGATAAAATGAGAGTTCGTCCCCTGTGACATTTACCGTTGTTCCTGCATAAGCATTTTGAACAACAGCAATCCTATTAACAGTAGCCCAATTAGGGGCACCATTTGAAGTGAAAGCATATAAAGGAATTGCAATATCATTCCAGCCTGATTTTAAATTATAAATACTAGAAGGAGTTGCCACAATTCCACAGGCGAATGAATAATATGATGTATAAACTCCATTCGTACTGATAGAAAAAGAAAGTTGACTGAGATTATCTACATCATCAATATAACACCGAAAATACATGAAGCCATAAGTCGATAAATCAAAATTATCTACTAATTCAAAGAATCCACCTCCGTTATTTGTAGACGTAAATTTTATTGAAGCTGTAGATGTTTTAACATTTGTGGTATCATCAGAAATAGTACCGCCACCTGAATCAATCCACTCCGTCCCAGCACCGCCGTCAAAAAAAGAGGCTTTTAAAATAGTATCCGGTCTGACTAAAACGGTATCTTGTGATGAGAAATTTTCACGCCTTGCACCTGTAATAGCTCCTGATGCACTAATTGTATCCACTAAGAAATTAGTCATTGTATGTAAATCTTGTGGAGTATTTAAAGTAAGAGTCCCATCACCATCACTTGTTACAGTTACACGATTTGCTGTCCCAGCAACCCATGATGTAAGATCTGAAACAGAGGTTAATTGTTTACTTCCGTTACTTGAAATAAGTCTTGAAGCTGTTAACCCACTGTCGATGATATTTGCAAATGTCGGCGTTGCGCTTGAAACTCCCCCTCCTGAATATGTCACTGTCCCATCGGCATTTTGAGAGATAGAACCAGTTGGAAAATTAATACCTTCTGGAAAATAAACAGTTGTATTGTCTATAACTTTGCAACGTTTTTTTGGGTTCTTATATCCAGTTCCAAATTCTTCTTGAGAAAGTGAATTAAACGTTAATAAAAATAATAATAAAAATTTAACAAAATACATTCTTTGGCCTTTTATCTATCTGCTTAATAATAAAAGCACTGATGGTAAATATTAACGTGAACCATAATGGTTTTATTTCAAATACGTATTCAAAACATGAATTCAGTAATAAAACTAAAACTGCAATGGCTTCTATTGAAAAATCAAATCGTTTGAAAAATTCTTTAAGAGTATAAAACAACCAGAAACATACAAAAATACCGCCTTCTAAAATTAATTGAAGAATGCTATTAGAAATAGTGCTGTGTTCATTTAAATTCTGAGTTAATTCTCCTATTGCTCCAAAACCTAAGCCTGAAACAGGGGATATTAATAACATATTAATTCCTTGTCCCCATTTCGGTAATCTTGTTGCAAAAGATTTAAAGATATCAATATAAAAATATCCAATTAATGATAACGCTAAAACAATAAGTCCATATCTGACATACTGATTTTTAAACTGAAAAAAAACTATTATAAAAGCCGACATTAAACAGCCTAATTGAGGATCTATAAGTAAACTAGTTACAACGCATACCGGAGCTAAATAAATAGAACAGTGATATACAAACGGTAAAGTTATTGCTAAATATGTAGATAATCTTGCAAAGTTTCCCATGCAACCGCCCGGCAACGTATCATGACACGGAACCACAAACCATTGTAGACGCTGTAAATCAAAAACCAGAAGATTAATAATAACGGCATAAACAATATATTTATACAAACTCTCTACATTTTCTATGTACCTGACCATGATTACAATTCCGATAATAAACAACATTGCAGAACGGCCGTATTTAATAATATAAGGTTTTATTACGCTTTCTCCCGGATTTAAAAACATTGCTGAATGAATAAATACGTTGAATAAAAACAATCCTGCAAAAGAAATTATTATCCATTTCTGGGATAATTCCCTTACAGGATTGTTCATTAAGGAGGAAACGAATAAAACAACAGTACCGATAAAAAACATATAATCTTCAAATAAAAGAGAACAGTCTTTCATCCCGTATTTATAAAGTACCGGACTTAATAAAAGCAATATACTTACCGCTTTATTTACCATTAATCCTTTTCCCATACTAAAGTGATTTTATTGTTTGTAGAACTGTTCCAGATAAATAAATTACTGAAAGGAGTATCTTTACAATCAATAACGCAAGTTCCGTTTGCAGTATCAACGGAAGGATCAAAAAGAACCAAAGATAAATCGATCTCATTTAAAAGACCGGTTGTATCAGAAGCATTCTGTTTATTCCAACCCACTGCATTCATTACGGCACAATAAGCACCGGCAGCGGCTCCCTGAAAGACGATTGATTTTAACACTCCGTTTCCGGTAGTGATAGAAGGATCTATATCATTATAAACGAATTTATAACCGACTTTATCCCCCCAAATACTTGTGTCCCTTGCAAATCCTATATTGCAAAGTAAAATTGTTACTAACAGTACTAATAGTTTTTTCATGTGTTCTCTCCTTGTTTATTGTTTTTAATAAGCACCTTTTACATATTTACTGCTTATATTTTCTATTTCTTGTATTTTTCTATAAATTTTATCTTTAGATATTTTAATTTCTTTAGATAACCTATCTATTAAAACTTGTTTTTGATTGATATTTAAATGATTATAAGCTTGCATAAAACTATAAGATTCTTCAGGCTGAGGTTTAGTTTTAAATATTAATAATGGATTGGGCTTTTGAACCTCAACTTTAGGAGCTATTCCTTTTTCTCTTATAGTAAACCCTTTGCCTTCTTTTAAATATGAAGATTCAATTTGCAATGGTTTTTTAGGTAATTTTTTAATATCATCAGCGGCTTCAGCATAAATAGTTTTATTTCTTACTGTAAAATTCGGTTCATTAATTATTTCAGCATCAATTGTAGGTGGAGTTGTTTTACTTGGTAAACGCTTTTGCATTGCACCAGGTCTACCATTTTCAAATCCTTTGCCTTTAAATTTACTTTTGATAAATTCAGGCTCTCCTTCTGTTAATTTTAAAGGTGGTTTTTGAAAATATGCTTGTCTTCCTGTTGATACCCTTCTATTGCTTAAATTTTTACCTTCTCCTAAAGTAAAATTAACATTAGGAATTATTTCAAAATCTGTTCCTGATTGACTTACTAAATCAACATTTCTTAAAGCTAATTCTTTACCTGGAACTTTTTCAGTATTCGGTTTTACAAATCTCTGATAAAAAATATTTTTAGGTTCTTTTTTATATTCCTGGGCTGCATTATAAAAATATTTTGCCAATCCTTGAGTTTTTAATCCTTTAGTCACTAAATATGTTGCTAATAACTGAGGATTAAAATTCATACCGGCAAACCATATGGTATCAGATAAAGAAACAACATTGTTTCTTTCCTGTACCGGAATCCTTCTGATAATAGCGGATTTTACAGGTATCAATTCGGATATCTTTTGATTAATGCCTTTTATATTTGCATCAGGGATAGCATCTTCAATTGCTTGTCTGAATTTTGAATAAAGATTATTTGAAACTGTTTCTAAAGCATCAGAATCAACATCGGCACGCCCATAATTCCATGCCCCATTTAATCCTAACCCTTGTTTTAAAGTGTTTGCATCCTGTACAGAAATATCTGATTTTTTTGTTACATCGACAATATCGTTATATATTTTTTTTAAATAATTTTCTACCTTGTCTCGATTACCTTTAACAGCAGTCATTAAAGCCTGTTTTTTATTATTGCTGCCTAACAACAATTCCTTTTCTGCCTGTTGAAAAATACCATCAATATTGATTGTATTATTTGATGATTTTAACGCTTCATTAAGTTGATAAGAATATTCCTGTAATTTGTTTTCGGTTTTAACCAAAGTATCTTTTAAATTACCGCCTATAAGATTTTCTTTAAAAATTGTAGAAGCTTTATAGCCATTTTTTAAATCAGCATCATTAGGTCGAATAATTGTGTTTTCAATTTTTTCAGCAGATCTTTCTAAAGGATCTACTGATTTTAATTTTGAATTTCTCCATAAGCCACCTAACCAAGGAATAGCGGCAGAAATTAAAGCATTTGTTTTTACTTTATTATTATATTCACCCTCTTGAAAATATGTCATTCCGCCGCCTGTAATTCCTTCAATAGCCATTTTACCTAAAGTACCAACTCTTTTTTCAGCCTGTACAATTCTATTTGTAGGAGCAAGAAACATTGCAATATCAGAAGCAATTTTACCAACGTTTTCAGCAGTCCCTTTCGGTTCAAATTTTTTTTGAGTTGATTTTAATGTTTCATGTATTTTTTCATACATATCAGGAGTATGCGGTTTATTAAGCATTTGTTCTTCGACAGTAGGATTCCCCCCTTTTGGCAATACAGTTCTTAATATTCCTGTCCCTGAACTAACAATATTTTTTCCAACTCCCCTTGTAATGCCTCCTAAAGTTTCATTTACAGGAGAATTCACATCCTGCATTCTGATAGCTCCATAAGGATTGATTATAGAAAGCGGTCTTTTGCCAGTCATTATATCATTCAATTCCGTTTCTGGTTCCTGCAGTTCTACAGGTTTTATTGATTGTTCAGATAGAAATGTATCTACTGAAATATCATTATTTTGTTCTTTTAAAAAAGCATCTACTGATAAATCATTACTTGGCATTTGCTGTTTCCTTTTGTTTGACCCACACTAAATATTCTTGCTGTTTTTGCGGTGTCATCTGTCTGAATTTTTGCAAATCCTGAATTGATAAAGTAGGAGGCAATAATGCTTCTAAATTAGAGTTTTTATTCTCAGATTGTGAAACATCTGAAATTTTAGGTTTTTCTCCAGCATAAGCATAAGCCGGACCAGCTTCCTTTGCTAAGGTAGCGATAGCAACCATTCTGTTTTGCCGTTTTTGTTCCAGTACTTCAGGAGAATCTAAAGGTTCAGGAAAATAAATTTTATTATATTCTTTTATTTCCCATGGTTGAATACTTGCGCCGGATTCTTTTCTTTTTATAGCATTAACAAAATTAATTTTTGCATTTTCAAATTTTTTAAAACTTTCTGATCTTAAAGCATCAGGCCGCATCCAATCAGTCATTCTTTCAGCACTTTCTAGCTTGCCTGATGGATTATAACCGTTTGCAATTACCATTTCTAAATCGTTATGAGATTTTAAAGCCATATTGGCAAAACGATTTGCACTGTATTGAAATTCTTTAGGAGCAGTTTCTTTCTCCCCTTTTTTCAAATCCTGCATTTTCTTTAAAAAACTATCCTGTGCCTTCATTTTATATTCATTAATCTTCTGAGGCATTTCAACAAGCTTGTCCTGAGTCTGCTTTAAATCACGATCTATTTTTTCAATCTGGTCTTTATAATCTTTCTGTGTATCTGCTGAAACAAATTGCATTTGCCATTTTAACGAAGCTTTTGCCTTCTGTAGTTCTTTTAATTGTCCTGAATATAATTTTGTCTCCCGTTCAAAATTGCTTAAACCTTCCTGCACCAAAGGAGCCTTCGCGTAATCATCTGGACTAGATACGGACGGTTCCTGTGTGGTTTCCGATTGTATAGCCATGGGTTTTAATGCGGAAGCCTGTATTGTATTTCCAAACTGATTACTATTATTTACAGGTTGATTTACACTATCATCCATAGGGCTATTTAAAGTATTGCCAAATTTCAAACCCGCTTGCTTTGCCACTTCTACTGCTCTTAAAGCTTTTTTTTGTTCCATTTCATTCGCATAATCCAATTTTCTTTTATATAAATTAAAATCTGAATCACTCTGTGCATTAGCATCTTCTATTTCCTGTTTTCTTTTTCTTTTTTCTTCCTGCAATTTATTAAATCCGGTAAGAAAAGAACCTATAGAAGCCATTGTATCAGTATTCATATTATAGTCCTCCATACTTATAAGTTCCGCTAAACGGATTATATTTTATACCTTGATTTAACTTAGTAAGATCTGAAAAATTATTATTTGTATTATTCAAAGTATTCAAATTGTTTATTCTATTTAAGGTTGTAGCATTAGCGTTATTGCTGTTAACATTCTGAAATAAATTACTCCAATCAGTACCGCCGACTCCTGTCCAGAAAGAATTATTCGCATTATTTTTTGCTTCTTCTTCTGCAAGCCATTTTTTTAAATCATTCCCCTCTGCTGCCATTTTTTCAGTAGATTGTCTGTTTAAAGCTTCGTTTTGGCTGTTCATATTGGCAATAGCCGCCTCTAAATCCCTTTGAGCTGCGGCAGAATCCGCACTGGTAATATTCCCGAATAATCCTCCGACAAATCCTCTTTTTGAAGCAAGATTTTGTAAGGCAAGATTGGATTTAAACTGTTCTACAGTTTCTCCTGATTGCAGGAGTCTTTCTTCAAGACTTGTTGCGGTATCATTCAAAGCCTGTAACCTTTTAACCCTATCCCCTTCGGTCTGTATGTCCAAATCTCTTGTAAAAGAAGTCAAAGGATCTTCATAATATTTTGCCCTGTTTGCCATTAAAACATCTGTTGCAGGACCGGAAAAGCCCGTTGAAGTTGACGGAAGCATTCCTCTCTTATTCAGTTCTGCTAAAGCAGATTCATTGGATAAAGCAAGTTGTCTGCCAAAAGTACCTTCTGCTTTATTAATTAAATTTTGTCTCATTTCAGGGGAAGTAACTTCCGGTTGTATTCTTCCGGTTCTTATGCCGTCTATATAATCCCGTATCTTTGCCCTTTCAGCATCAATATAAGTCTGATCAAAACTTGCGTCCTTTGTCGCAAGCGGACTATTTGCAATGGCATTTAATTTATCAAGATAAAGAGAAAATGAATCCATACCACCGCCTTCTTCCCCTCCTCCATAACCTTCAATTTGCGGTGCGTTTGGTTGTCCTGGACTATTTGAAGGAGCAGGATTACTTGGATCTGATTTATCAAACACTTCACTCCACCCAATTGAAGGAAAGTAAGCATTCGGAGCCAATGGATTATAATCAGGATTTACAACTTTTCTTGGATCGAACATTGAAGTCCAATCATCAAAATATGAATTTTTAAATTTATCCCAT